CCCGAACACGCGTGCGGTTGACCGGTTGGCCGCCGAGGCGATCCAGCTTGTCACCGCCACGCACCGGGGGATTCTGCGCGGTGTCGAGGATGGATACCGGCAGGTGATCGCCGAGTCAGCCGCAACGCCGCTGCTCGGCGTGGCTACCCGCCGGCAGGCGACGCAGGCCGCGATGAGCCGGTTTGCCGACAGGGGGTTGCGCACGTTCGTTGACCGGGCGGGCCGTTCCTGGCAAATGACCAGCTATGCCGAGATGGCCACACGTACGGCCGTCGGGCGGGCCGCGGTCGAGGCGCACGGCGACCGGCTGCGCGCCGCCGGCTTGTCGTTGGTGATCGTGTCCAACGCGCCGCACGAATGCCCCGTGTGCCGCCCGTGGGAGGGTGAGGTGCTGGCCCTCGACGGCCCCGGCGGCGCCCGCACGGTCGAGGCCGGGCACGCGGTCGAGGACGGCCGCGCCGTCACGGTGCGGATCGCTGGCAGCGTCGAGGAGGCGCGGCTGGCTGGCTTCCAGCACCCGAACTGTAGGCACAGCCTGTCGGCTTTCCTGCCCGGGGTGACGACGCCGCCCGTCGAGCACTCCACCGATCCCGACGGCTACGACGCCACCCAACGGCAACGCGAGATCGAACGCGGAATCAGGCGATGGAAGCAGCGCGCCGCCGCATCCGTCACCCCGGAAGGGCGCCGGGCGGCCGAGGCCCGCGTACGTGACTGGCAAGCGCGGATGCGTGACCATCTGGCCGAACACCCCGAGCTCATCCGCCGCCGCGAACGCGAACAGGTGGGCGCGGGCAACCTCCCGAGCACCGCGCCGCCCCCGCCGGCCGAGGCGATCCAGGCCGCGCGCGTGCGCGCCGGCGACGCGCAGACGCTACGCGAGATGGACGACGAGCAGCTCGCCGCCGCCACCCGCCCCGGCGTCCTCGACGACCGTGACCTCGACCGGATCGCCGCCGAGGCCGACCGGCGCGACGAGCAGGCCCTGCTGGAGCGCATCCGCCCCGGCGGCCGGCTGGCTGATGACCTGGTGTCGTTCTCCGACAACGAACTCGCGCGCGTCTTCCCGCTGCTCGACGACGCACAAGGGCTACGGGTCATGGCGGAGATGGACCGGCGCGACCGCGCCGGCGAGCTCCCCGGAGTCCGCCCCGATCTGGTGGGCTTGAGCGACGAGCAGCTCGCCGAGCGCGCCCGCGAGCACGCCCGCAACGGCGACCAGGCCGAGCTGGATGCCATCGCCGCCGAGGCGCACCGCCGCGACGCCCTGTCGCGTCTGTTCCCCGGCGGCGAGCTCCGCGCCGACCTGCCCGAGCTCGGAGACGATGACCTCGCGTGGTCCATGACCTACGCCAACACCGCCGAGCAGCAGCGCATCGCCGCCGAGTTCGACCGCCGGTACCCGCCCGCCGACATCCCGCCGGCCGCCGACACCGGCGACCCTGTAGCCGACCAGGCCGCCGACTGGGCCGCCGTCGGCGAAGTCGTCGAGCCAGCACCCGACCCCGAAGGGTGGGGCGCGCTGGCCTCCCGCGAGTACGACGACGAATTCGCCGCCGCAGTTGCCGCCGCCCGCGGCGACGACGGCGACGACGGCGACAACGAGGACGCGCGCCCGCAGTACACCCGCGCCCAGATACGCGAGCTGTACGACGAGTACGTGTACACCGCGTACCTACGGGCCGAGGCAGATTGCCGCGGCGAGCTGCTCAACCGGCGCGCACAGTCGCTCGGCGTCGATCCGGTCAGCCTGTGGAGTGGACCGGCGCACGTCGCCTATTCGCGCGCCTCGGAGGAGCTCATAGAATGGTGGGCGCAGCATGGACGGTTGACGCTGGTGGAATTCACCGAGCAAGTCACCGGCGAACGCTCCGCGGCGGCCGAACGGGCACGGCAAAACGCCGATGACCGACAGCGCCGCCGATAGGGAAAGGAGGCACGGATGGCAGCGCGCGAAGACATCGCCCGCGCCCTGAACGAGGGCGCCGACGCCGCCCGCCGCGGCGAGCGCGTGACCGTCTGCCCCTACCCCCGCGAGAGCATCCTGCGGCGCGTATGGGTCCGCGGCTACGCCCGCGTTCGACCGCTCACCGGCTGACCGCCAAGCGCCTCGACCCGCACCGCCCGCGCGCGCCTACCCGTAAACCGTCACCCCTCCATCGCCCCAGGGGCCCGCCCGCGCGGGCCCCCTTTCTCATGCCCGAACAACTGCCCCGGAGGCACAGCCATGCCCGACGAACCCACCGCCCCGCAGACCACAACCGGCGCCGCGCCGGGCGCGGACACCACCACCACCGACAACGACAACGGGAACCGGTCGGCCGCGTCGCCGACCGCCGACCAGACCGAGCAGCAGGTTGCCGCCGCCGAGCAGCGCGCCGAGGAGGCCGCCGCGGAGCGCGACCAGTTGCGCGCCGCCCTCGACGCCATACAGCAGGCCCTCACCCCCGACGCCGAGGGCGAGCAGGACCCCGCGCAGCTCGCCGCCGCCGTGGCCGAGCGCGACACGCAGATCGCCGACCTCACGGTGCAGCTACGAACGGCCCGCGTCGAGCTGGCCGCCTACCAGGCCGCCGCCGCGCACGGCGCCCGCGCCGACCGGCTGCTCAACTCCCGTTCGTTCGTCGAGCAGCTCGCCGCCCTCGACCCTGCGGCGGCGACGTTCGCCGACCAGCTCGGCGACGCCATCCGCGCCGCCGTCGAGGCCGACCCCGAGCTCTACCGGGCCGCGCCCGGCGGGCCGCCGCGCGGCGGCGCGGAGTTCCACGGGCCACCGACCACCGACAAGCGCCCCGCGTCCCTGCGCGACGCCATCGCTGCCCGCCTCGGCGGCTGAAAGGAGTTTTCACCGTGGCTATCACCTTGGCCCAGGCCCGACTCAACACCCTCGACGACATCGATATGACGTTGATCGATGAATTCCGAAAGTCGAGTTGGCTACTGGATAACCTCACGTTCGACAACGCCGTAAATCCGGCCGGCGGCGGGGCAACGCTCACGTACGGCTATACGCGCGTGGTCGAGGAACGCGGCGCCGCATTCCGCCCCTACAACACCGAATATGAGGTCGCCGAGGCGCGCCGCCAGCGGTACACGGTGGACCTCGCGCCGCTCGGCGGGGCGTTTCAGGTCGACCGCGTGCTGGCTCATCTCGGCCCCGCGGCAACCGATGAAGTCGCCTTGCAGATGGGCCAGACGGTCAAGGCGGCGCGCGCGTTCTTCTCGGATCAGGTCATCAACGGGAAAAGGGACAACAGCCCCGGCGAGGAAACCGGATTCGACGGGCTCGACGTGGCCCTAGCCGCATCCTCGACGGAGATGGGCACCGGCGAGGTTCTCGACTGGACCGGCGCCGCGCTGCGCGACGATGCCACCGTGCAGGATGCCCTCGACATCCTCGACGAGTGGCTCACGCTCCTCGACGACACCCCCACGGCGATACTCGGCAACACCAAGACCATCGCCCGCGTGCGTTCTCTGGCACGCCGCGCCGGCTACTACACCCGCAGCGAGGATGCGTTCGGGCAGACCGTCGAGAATTACGCCGGTATCCCGTTCATCGACCTTGGGGCGAAAGCCGGGAGCACCGCACCGGTAATCCCGGTCGAGGACCGCGAGGAACTCGGCTCTGGCCTGTCGGACCTGTACGCCGTGCGCCTCGGCTTGGATGCCTTCCACGGCGTGACCATCACCGGCGGAAACCTGGTGCGTCAGTGGATGCCCGATTTCGACACCGCTGGCGCCGTCAAGCGGGGCGAAGTCGAACTCGGCCCGGTCGCCGTCGCCTTGAAGCGCACCAAGTCCGCCGCCGTGCTGCGGAACATCAAGGTGCAGTAAGGAGGCCACCGTGCAGTATGAGATCACCGCCCCCAACCAGGGGCACACAGGAATCATCGCCGGCGTGGCGTTCATCGCCGGCCGCGCCATCGTCGAGGACCCCCCGCCCGGCGCCGTCGAGTATTTCCGCCGCCACGGCTACCGGATCGAATCCGCATCGGGCGGGCCGCCGGAGAGCAAGCCGACGGCCCGTACCCGTTCCCGCGGCCGACCGGCACCGCCGGCGGACAACGGAGGGTGACCAGGGTGGGCCGCGTGTACGCCACGCCCGAGCAGCTCGCCGCGTGGACCGGCCACCCGCCGCCGCATGATGCCGCCCGGTTGCTGGCGCGCGCGTCCGAGGACATCGACGCCGCCCTGTTGACTGCCGTCTACGCCGCCGACCCGTCCGGCTACCCCACCCGGGCGCGCGTGCGCGACGCGCTCGCCGACGCCGCGTGCGCGCAGGTCGAATACTGGCTCGCCACCGGATCGGACGGGGTCACGACGCCGGATCAGTGGGATTCGGTGAGCATCGGGCCCGTGTCCCTGTCGGGGCGCAGCAGCTCCACGCCCGCGCCGGCGACCGTGGCCGGCGTCGAGCTCGCCCCCCGCGCGTATCGCGCGCTGCACGCCGCCGGACTGTTCCCGGGCGAGGTCTGGCCCGAGGAGTGCCCATGGTGACCGCCGTTCCCGCCGAGCTGCTGCGGCACCGGGTGACCGTCGAGCCGTACCTCGGTGACTCCGACTTTCGCAAGAACCTATCTCCCGCAAGCGGCCCCGCCCGATGAGCCACCACCGGCACGGGGCCTAGGGAATCAACCTGCGGAAGAGGTCAAACCCCATGGCTGAGCAGCCTAGCCGCGTCCACCGCGCGACGC